TCTTTGATTGTTTGGGTTTGGTTTTATTTGTGTTATTAACATTATCGATTTTTTGTTGGTGTTCTAATTGAAGCTGACTTATTTACCTTTTCTACTTTTAGGCTTTCAAATCCTAGTAATTTTTTGCATTTATCGCATTTAACTTTGTGTTTAGGTAATTGACTTAACCAAACATAAGCCTCCGTTAAAGTTGCGCATTTGCACTTGTATAATCTTTTACAGTAGGTATCTTTCATTATCTGCCCTGTCCTTTATATGGTTTAGGCTTTGGACTGTGCTTATTGTAAGACTTTTTAGCCTTGCCACATTTCCTTTTACCGAATGTTGTTTTTCCGTTACTTGTTAGCTTTGCCATACGTTTCAATTATTTCGTTTAATTCAGTTCTGCTCCATTTTTTTATTAGCCTATGCTGCTGCTCCAACTCCATTACTTTGCGTTCCCCTACTTTGTCAATTAGGTTCCTTCGGTAGCCTATTAAGTGGAATTGGTCGAAGCCGTTGCAACTTTTGCACTCTCCGTTTACGTTATATTCATCAAAGCGTAAAGCTGAACTTCCCTTAACAGGAACGTAGTGTCCGGCGTCCATAACTGAAACATCCTTTGTTTGCCCACAACTAATGCAAGTAAAATATCCGTCTTGGCTATCTCTTTGCCTTATATAAGCATTGAATATCTTTTGAGCCTTTGCAGTTAGTTTAGGAATAGTTATTAATGCCATATTGCAAAAATAGGGGTTAACTTGTACACGAACAATTAAATGCAGGATTTAAACTGTCTAAATCTTGACCTTTAAATAAATTGTTTTCTGCAATCATAAGTAAATGCTTATAGGTAGTATCTTGGAAGTAAGTATGCCCATTGCCTTTTTGTTTACTCAACTCCTCATCTTCAATCCATTCTTTTGCTAATTCAGGATAAGACCTAAGTATATTTATTATAGCATTTTTGCCTTTAAGAAAGCATAAAGTACAATTTCCTAAAATAGCTGGGATTTCCAAAGTGTAAGGCTTTTTACTCCAATAGTCATTTACTTGTGCTTTATCAATACCGGCATCAAATAAAGGAAACTTTGGGTGGATATATGCTTGTCTTTGCTCATATCCTTTTACTCTTCGCTCTTCGTCTGCTCTAAACCCTACTAACCATTCATAGTTTTGCTTACCATAATTTGCCCTAAGCCAACGTTTAGCCGTCTTAATCTTTAATTCAATGGTGCAAGAACGCTTAACTCTGTTAGGTATATGCTTCCATTTATTATGCTCTAACATTCCTCTAAAGCCACCTTCGTACTGAATACGAATAATAGGTATATTTTCAAATGCCTCAAAGTCGTTTATAAATTTATATGTCTTAGGGTGCTCTCTGCCGGTGTCTGCAAATATTACTAAATCTCCAGGACGGTAATTCATTATTGCCATTAAAGCACTTGTTTTGCCACCGCTAAAATTAATTACTCTTTTCATATTATTTAACAACTCTAAAACAAACCTGCCTTCCATTTACTTCAAAACGCTTCTTTTGTAATGGGTTAAGTCCGGCACGTATTCCGTACTCAGTTAAGCCTGTAACCCTTTTTGCGTAAGCTATCGACTTAAATACTGTTGCTTCTTTTGTTTCAATGTCAATCATTTTTATTGGTCTGCTATTTTCCAAGCCTTTCACTTCTCCGCTCATATCTTTTTTATTAATGTAATTATTGTTGCTATTGTGTAAAGCGCTATTGCCAAAGGCACGCTAATGATAAAAAACTTTATGTATTTCATTTATTTTTTTTTAAGTCATTCCAAATAAAAGCAGTAGTTACGATTGCAGTAAATACCATCACACAAATAAATACTTTTATATAATCCATAGGTTATTTTTTACGGTATTGCCAACGTGAACCTAGATTGTTTTCCTTTGCCAATCTATATACAGTTCGTTCGCTTATTCTTAATTCAATTACTATGTCAGTTATCGTAGGATATTTATCTACGTTTTCCCAACTTTTCTTTATTTCCGTTTTATAAAGATTATCTAAGCTTAAATCTTCTCCGTTGTATTGTACGTTTGGGAATTTACTGCAAATGTGTTTATAAAGTTTGTTGCTCATAGTTTAAAAATACCCCTACCATTATAACGAACACCCATTGTTTATTAATAATTGATTGGCAGGGGCAATGTTTTATTTTGTTTTTAGATAGTTTAGCATTGCGTTCCTGTTGGCTTCTTTGTCTATGTCTTGGCTTGTACGGTTACTATCGCCCATTGCTTTAAATTGAGCGTGTGCTTCCTCTTTACCGTTCATAAAGTCTAAATGCCTTTGCTCCCTGTATTTTTCTAGCATATCAAAAAAAGTAGGCATATCCATACGATCATAAACTTTGCCGTATTTGTTTTTAACCATTCCTTCAAGGAATAACAAAATATCCTGTATTGCTAGTTGGTCTTGCTCTGCTTCGTCAATTAAAGCATAGGATAAATCAGCAATTTGTTCAGGTGTCATTGCCACCCTTAAATTAAAGTTATTTAATGACCTAGTAATTGCCTTGCTCAATACGGCTGCAATCTTATCGTTCCCGTACATTTTAGCTAATGCAGGAAGCCTTTCGCTTACAGGTACATTTTCGATTATTTTCATTGGCAAAACTTCGCCTTTATCTTTAAACCTGCATAGTTCATTAAAAACTAATCCACTATTGCCACTCACGATTGCGTTTAACAAAGGCTTCGTGTAGCTGCTGGTCGGTAATTTTTGGAGCGATTTTGTTTGTTGTTGTTGTGTTTCTAGTGATAAGTTCATCATTCCAAGATTTATTATTTAAAAATGTTTCAGGGTTTTTACGAAATTGTTTGTCAGGAACTGATTGTTTGTAAAGTTCGATATAATTCATTGCATTTTCTCTTTCTTGGTCAGTTAATTTATTCCATTTTTTCTTTAACTTTTCCTTTACTCCAATCTTCTTATCATAATCATTCCAAAACCAATCAAAATCAATATTAACTTGTTCTTGTTCTTTATCTTCTTCTTTTTCTTGTTCTTCTTCTTCTTTCGTATGTGTATCTATACTGTATATATACTGTATCAATACTTTATCTTTTACCTTTAGCAACTCTTTTTCTATACAAGCTCGAACTTTTGGGCTATTTGAATCGTTGTATTTACCCCAATTCTTTAAAGCCATTTCTTTTGTATGTTCGGAATAAACTAATTTACCTGTATTAATGAAATATAATATTAGCTTTTTAATTGTGTCCTCATTATATCCTGTATCATAACACATTTGCTTTATAGTAATCTCATAAATTCCACATTGCGTTGTACGGTCATTTGTTAAAAGATATAAATAAAAAAACTTTTGTTCAGGTGTTAAGCCTTCTACAAATTCGTCCCGCCAAAATGTAACGTGAACTTTTCTAAATATTGCCATAATAAAAAAGGGATTTGGAATCCAAGCAAGTCGCATTTGCTTTTCATCCTCCTCCCTAATAAGTTTGTATTGGATATGCGACATCCATTGCAAATATAACTTATTTTACCGAATAACTAGCAAAAGTTTTGCCTTTTATAGTTACATATTCAGTTCCAATTTTTAACCCTTCGTCCCTTAAATTCTTTATTCTAGCGCTTAATCTAAAGCAGCCAAACTTATTTAAAGCGTCTAAAGGAGTGATTGATTTCCCTTTACTTAAATAGGCTTTGATTTGTTCGTTTTGCGTTTTCATAGTGGTTTATTTTAGAATGGTAAATCTAAATCTTCGTTCTCTTGTTTGTTTACAGGCTTTGAATATTCCTTTTTTTCGAAGTTGTATTCTTTACCGTTGCCGCAATATTGCTTTTTAGCTTTTTCAGCTCGTTCTTCTTTTGACTGATTGTTAGCTACTGTATGCGTGTTTTCGTATTGGTCTTTCTCTTTACGAGCGTCAATTACTAAACTAGCATAATGCTTTACTCCTGATTTTGTTTGCACAGGCTTCCAATTAATGTCCTCTTGTGCGATTGAAATTACTATCATTTTTATTTGTTTAATGTGATTACGAAAGATTGTTTATAAGATTTTAAAGGTATTTGCCCACGCTCGAATTTTTTGCCGTTCTCTTCTATTTCCTTTTGCTCGGCTTTAAGAATGTCGATTTGAGCCTGTAATTCTGCCCATCTAGGAGAGTATGAAGCATAATCGTATGTTTGAGTGTCTTTGAGGCTTAAAGCGGCTCCTAAGTGCTCGTATTTTCCCTTGGGGCATTTATCTAGGAAGTCTATAATGTGTTCTTCACTTTTTGCCCTTAATGTTTTAGTAAAGTTTTCCATTACTGAAATCTTTATTGCTACATCTTCGGCTTTTATTGTGCCTTCGGATAATTCATTTGCTACGTTTTGAGCAAATGTTTCAATTTCGCTTTTAGACGGTGCGATTTCCCAAATTGCTAGTGTGTTCATTTTATAAGTGGTTTTTCTTTGAAGTAAATAATGCCTGAATAGCTGGGTTTATTAATTCCTTGTTTAAACTGTGTAATTTGGCTAATTCCTGTACGTTTTCGCAAAAGTCAACTGCCAATGTTAAATCAGTAGCGTTCTTATGCTTTTTTAAATAAGCCGGCAAAGTCATTTCAGTTTCTCCAGCTGCGTCCGTGTCCTTATCAGTTACTAACCCAAAGAATGAGGCTAAAGCGTATCTTCTATAATACGTTATCCCTGATCCCAAAGATTGGTATTCATTCATACCCCTAAGAACTATTTGAGGTATGGTAACCTCGCTACTGATTGTTTCGCCTGTTTCGGTGTGGAAAACAATCGTCTGCAATTTGTCATCCTGGAGGGGTTGAACGAATCCTAGTTTGTGCTTCTTTAATAATGGCATAATAACCTTAAAGATTGCCGGCAAATCGGCATAAGTGTAATTGTGTCCAGTAGTCCCCTTATGGATTACAGGGCATTCTTGTTGAAATTCTGCAATAGCTTTGTAAATTTTTAAGCCTTTGCGAAATTCGTTTTTTTCTTCATTCATAGCGTTGAATTTTGGTTAAATAATAATTAAAAATAAAGGTATTTTGTGAATAAATCAAATAATTTCCAATAATTTTTTAATCTCGTCTTGATAATCGTTTTCATACTTTAGGCTTAATACCTCTTCAATCGTTTTAATAGCGTGTATAATGCTAGTATGGTCTCGGTGGAACATTCTGCCAATCTCTTTTAGTGTTAAGCCTGTTCTGCGCCTTAAAAGATACATTGCTATAAATCTAGCTTTAATGTAACCTCTTACTCTGCATTTGCCTTTTATTTGTGCGTGCGTAAGACTGTAAAAGTCGCATATTTCGTTAATTATTCGGTTTGCGTGTTTTTGGTCGTTGTAAAGTGATTTGTCCAATTTTCGGCTCGGTACTGTCCAATAGCTCATTTTGTAGTTGTTTTATTTTGTTTCTTAATAATTCGTTTTCTAATTCTAGTATTTGTATTTCCCTGATTAAGGAGTGTTTATTGTCTATATAACTCATAAAAAAGTATTTACAGGTAACATAAATTGATCCGTTATTTCGTACAAGTCAAGAATAAGCCAATGATAGGATTTAAGTATTCTTTTTTGTACTGCATTCATTCTAGCAATTTTAATAAGAATGTCCTCTTCCTTAGACATTAAACGCACTGGCTCTTCGTCTGCGCCTTTGCGCCATAAGGATAAATCCTTTTGAAATAAGTCCTGTCTGCGTTGTGCTTCTTTTAATAACTCTAGTAAGCAGGTTGCTCTTTTGTGTAGCTTTAATTGTTTTCCTTGGTAAATTAGTGTCATAGCTGGTTTATTTTATTGGTTATCTTCAAACATTAAAGTATAATATGCGTTGCATTCTCTTCTGCCTTCGTTTCCATCTCCCGAATTGTAAGCGTTTTTAATTTCACGCTCAAAGTAAATGTCAACGTCATTTAGGAACTCAATAAGGTCTGCGCATATTGTGTATTCTTTTTGCTCCATAAATTGCTTAATTAATTGCGATGGTGTTTTTTTGTATTGTGCCATTGTTAATTTTTTATAAAGGTTATAATAATTGCAGTTGTAGAAAGGTGCTTAACTATTTGCCTTCTTTTAACTACTAATTCAGTATAGCTGCTATTTTCAAAATGCAAATAAATATCTCCAACATTAGGAACTATTGTTAAATCTAAATCAATGTCCTCTATATCTAAAAATCCTTTTTCCCACTTGCATACAATCTCCGTATTATTCAAGCTGTCTGCTTTTATAATATCTATCATTTTATTTAATGTAGTTATATCGCTTTGCCAAATATCTGTCAATGCTTTTAGGTTTGTTTCCTTACACCCTAGCATTTGTGATTGGCAAAACTTTACTTCCTTTTCTAATGCTTTTAAAATAGTTTCATTTTGGTATTTTGTGAATTTTTTCATAGCGTTAAAGGTTTAAAGGTTACCGGCTAAACAGCCAATTAAAATACAAATGATAAAAATTACAATCCCTGTGGTAAGACTTACACTATCATTAATGTAGTCTTTGTTTTCATCTTTCCAATTCATAGCGTTTTGTTTTTGGTTAAAAATATGTGCGTTGCAGTCGCACCCCTGATTTATTTTATTTTATTTTTTTAAGCAATTCTTTAGCGTAAGAAAGCATTTTAGCTTCTCTTGTAACATCCATATAATCACAATTCATAATAACAAAATTTGTGTAATATTCAATATGATTAATTAAACCTTCTTTGCTTAATTGCTTAATGTGATTTCTATAATCGTTTCTTTTTTTCATAACGTTGGTTTTATTGGTTTGTTTGATAAATCAAAGATATATCAACATATCTTATCCACCAAACTTTTACACAATTATTTTTAGTTAAAATTATGTTAAAGCCGTAGAAAGCACGTTACCATTGACTTATTAAAATAAAATATATATGTGAAGTTGTACTAAAGTGCAACAAAGTATGGGTAAAATTTAGTTATAATTGTTATAAAGTGAGGGTAAAGGGCACAAAAAAGCCCTCGTAGAAACGAAGGCCGAACCATTTGTCTATTGCTATTGCTATGAATTAAGACTAAATTAGTCTATTCCATTAATTTGACAAAATAAAAAAACCGGTAGCTTTTTACACTACCGGAAACCACTATGAAAAACAACATTACAAAGATAACTATTATTTAGAACCGTCTTGAAGGGGCAAATGCTTACTATTGTCAACCTTTCTATAACCCAATCTCCAAAGTAGTTTAGTTAATGTAACGCTTTTTTCTATTACTTCGTCCTCTTCGGCTTCCGGCTGCAACAAGTGATACGCTTCGTGTATTAAAATTTCTAATTCCTTTCTACCACGTAAACGAGGGTCAATATATATAATACCATCACTCTCGGCTATTCCGTGCGCCTGTTCTCGGCCTAATTTTTTATATATAACTTTTATTTTCACGCTTTTAGTAGTGCTTCGTCAGGCCTTTCCACTTCTTTAACCTCAAATTTAGTCCCACCCCTTACTTTAGCCAATGCCTGTTTTATTTCTTTTTCCAAGGAATAAACAATGTTTAGGTTTTTTACTAAAATATCTTCTTGTTCTTGTATGCTCATTTTGTTGAATTTTGCTGGTAGTTTGATTTTCATTTTAATATACTTTATCGTTATTATTTTCTATTATTTTGCGAAGATATAAAGCTAAATCTAAAGCCTCTTCATACGCATAAAATATCCACTCTTTTTGCTCTAAATCTTTTCGGTCTAAAGTAGTTCCATATTCTATTTTGCCCTTAGCCTCTCGTTTACGCATATCCTCAATAACTAAAGTAAGTATTTGTGAGTCCATTATTTATCGGTTTTAGAGTGCATTTTATTACAGGTCTTACATTTATATTGGATTTTAACTAATCCTGAGGCCGTTACCCTACGCAAATTTCGCACCAATTCATCCGAACCACATTCAGGGCAGGTTCCTCTATCGCCACCGAAAATAACCCCATAATGCGTTTTAGCAGGTATATGATTGTTTAGTTCTTTGTGTACTTTCTCCAATAAGCATACATCTTGTATACAATAATCTATCATTTTATTTAATGCTTCTTTGTCGTTATGCAGCATTATGTCCTTCCACAAATTAAAATCAGTATGTATTTTTTGCCCTAAGCCTAGAAACTTACCTATGTAGTCCAAACGGTTTGAATTAAACCTAAATTTAGATCGTGCTATTTTTAAGGTGTCTATTGTATTGTATGCCGGAAACATTTCTATTTTATGCAAAAGGCAGCGTGTTCTAATCCAAGGCAAATCGAACTTATCGCCGTTATGGCCTACCAATTCGTCTGCTTCGTTTGCTACTTTAATAAAGTCCTGTAATAACTTTTTGTCGCATTGCTTTTTATCCCAATGCAAATAATAAACATCTTTATCTTCTTCCCATTTATAACAAATACAAATTACTGCACGTTCTTTTATTATGTTCTCCGTACCAATTTGTAATTTGTAGCCTGATTGCCAAAATAAGCCCACGTTTGCTGATACTTCGATATCGAAATAGAGCCGTTTGCGTTTTGTTGTCATTATGTTGGTTTTTTGTTTTTTTATGCTAGTGAGTTCCGTATAAGGTCGGCTTCGGCTTCCCTTCTTATAACGAGGCCATCCAAGCCTTTACCTTCCCATAGACGCTTACTTTTTTCAATCTCCTCGGCTATTCCTAAGTAATCTTTTTTAGCCACTAAGTCAACAATTGCCTTCATCTCTTTTCTGCTATCACCGTTTAAACTTGAACCTCTATTAAACACTAAAGAAACTAAAGCACCTTGAGTGTCCTCGTTTAACTCTTCTAATTGTGGGTATATACCTTTAGTCAATGCAAAAAATCTAGGAATAGAGCTTTTAGCAAATACCTCGTAAGCTGCTATATATGGCACTCTCACGTTTAATATTTCGCCTTTAATCATTGCCTTTGCCTTTTCTCCTTTAATGCCTAAAACAGGTCTTAAAGCGTTTACAAAGTTTAAATTTAATACAGGAGACCAATCGGCCATAAATTGTTTTTCGGTGTTATAACCTAAATCATAACCCAAGCCAATGGTTACCCCACTTTGACCCCCTGGCCAAGTAGGCTTTTGTAAGAACTTGTCATAGTAAACTTTACCCCCTGCTTCGTGTTGGATAATAAAATCAATCGCTTTCTTTGAAATCATAAAATCTTATTTAAAATATATACTGCTATTAAATCAAAAACTATTATTAGTGTTGTTATCGTAAAGTCTTTTTTATCCTTCATTTTCTATATTTTTATTGCCTTTGATATTCTCATACAAAGATTTAAAAAATGCAGCAAATACAATCGCAACAAATGAATGATAAATAGTATCGCTTACTACTAAATCCTTTTGTAATAAACCTGTTCCAATGTCTGCCATAGCAAAAATGCACATCATAACAAACGCTCCACAACCAACTGCGACGGCTCCGTTTAATGGGCTTTTGTCGCTGAATAAATGCCAAATGAAATTCTTAATCATATTATTTTAATTTAGTAAACTGAAAATAAATTATTGCTACCAAAATATACTTTATATATTGGTCGTATTTTTTATACTCGTCAAAGTCGCTTTCACGTCTATAATAAGTTTCTTTATTTGCTTTATATTTCCACTTCCAGTTATAGACGCTATCTTTTTCAATAAGTGTTGTATAGAGTAAAGAGTCATATTTTGCCTGTTTATTATTTAAAGAGTCCGTTTTTTTGTTTAACGCAATTTTAAGTTTTACTATTGTGTCGTTATAGTTTAAATACAGTTTGTTTATTTGTTGGCTTTGATTTAAGGTTAAAATAACTACTGTATCTTCTTTAATCTTTTTTATTATTGGATATTGGCAATAGGATATATTTAGTCCCAGTATCATTATCCAAAGAGTCAAGTTTGCTTTTAACCTCATTTAATTCGCTTTTTAAACTAACTATCTTATTTATTGTTTCCTTAATTATTGTCTTTTGTTGTTTGTCGGCCTGTTCTTGGACTTTTATACCATCAATGGACGTTTGCTCAACCTTTTTCAATAACTGTTCAAATTCAGCGTCTTTCATTAAATCCTTACTAGGTTCTTGCGCCGTTAGCGTACACCCAAATAAAAATATAAATATTAGATACCTCATTTTAAACCCTTTATAGCTCCCAATTCTTTTAATGTGTTCAGTTTAGTATTTGATACTGCGCTCATAGAGTCCGATTTTCTTAGTGCCTCGCCTACTAAATCAACCCTATGTTCTAATTTCTCAATTCTAAAATCTTGCGCTTTTGCCTGATTTTGGAACGTAGAACGCACATCAATATATAAAGCACCTATTCCGGCTAATACTAAAAAAAGCGTAGCCACAACTGGATTTTTAGCGAACTCCTTAAAGGTCATTGGTAAAGCCATATTAGAACAATTTTTTATAATAACTAAACGAATATTGGTTAGTAGTAATGCCAAAGATAAATAAACCATTTTTAGGGGTTTTGTAGCCTAAGCCTACTCCTATGCCTAATTTGTTGTCAAAGCGTCTTAAATCGCCTAAAATGCCCAAATAAAGGCTATTCTTATCCTTGTGGTATATATCGTTTGTTATTGTAATCGTTCTTTCCTTAATATGTGCCAAAAACTGCCTTCCTTGAATTGTGTTTTGACTAATGGTGTCAATTATGGTAAATTTTGAACTATCTATTGTAAATGTGTCCGTATAGACTTTTGTAGTATAATAGTCTTTAACTATTGTAATTGTATCGTGTATTGTGTCCCTAAATTCTATTGTATGTATATCATTGTCTATGATATAATAGGGAATGTCTTTGCCTTTTGTGTACTTTGTAAGAGTTTTTTGCTCGTAAACCGTATCGGTTTTAGTTACGATTGTAGGCTCAATTTTTGTATAGCGTGAAGTCCTCGCTATGAAGATTATAAGAATTGCCACCAATAATGTAATGATGACTGCTTTCATTATTCCCTATCTTGTTTTTTTTCTAATGCAACAAATAACTTATTTAAGCTATTTTGTATATTGTCAAGTTTCTTGGCTATCACATCCTCTTGCTTTTCAACCATATTAACACGCACCTCAAGTTCCTTTAGTTTTAAAGATACTTTAACGTAGATACTTATTAATCCGATTATAATAGCTATGGCTTGCCCAGCCAAGAAAATTGCAATACTTTCCATTTAGTCCTCTTTTGGTGCTTCAGCTTGTTGAACTCCTTGCTCTTTAGCAATGTTTCCTAAGAACTCGAAAATAGGATTTGCGTACTTAGCTGGTAATTCTAAAAGATAGGCTTGTAATTCTTTTAATTGTGTTTCGTTAATTTGCATAGTATATGTTTTTTACAAATATAAATTAATTTATAGGAGATTGCCAAGGCAACGGCAAAACTATAATTGGAGGGTTTATAATATTCTCTATTTGTTTATCAAGTCCCAAGTCTATCGCTTCGGTATCTAGCCCTAAATCCAACCAGCTACAAACTTGCTCATAAGTTAAATCAGGGTAAGCCGTAAAGTCCGTACTCGAAGGGGTTTGACATCCCATAGTTCCGTAGCTAGATACGTTTATTTCTCCGTCTTGTGCCGTGCGAACCCAATGCACTACTACCACTACATCCGTTAAACCATCAAGACTTGGAGCCGTATCAAGTTGATTTACCACCCAATTAAATTGCGTTGCCATATTTATTTATTTTAATTTTTACAATATTCCCATTTAAACCCATATGATTGTTTATACTTACCATTACAACATCTTGATATATTTCCTTGAGATAATCCTGTTTGCCTTTGTATTTCCTTTCCTGAATCCCATATTTTTAAAATATTGCCATTTAAGTCTAATTGTACTATCTTTTTTGATTTAGCCTCAATTATTTCTTTTGGCATTTTTTTACCAATTTTTGATAATGATATTAATTTTTTAGATTCTTCATTATGCTTATACCCACTTGGCTTACCTCTTTTTAATATATATGATTGTTTTAATTTATCACTATTTCTTAAAGCATTTGTTCTTTTTTCA